CGACGCCCATAGAGAGATCGCCTTGCCGACATCTCCAGAGGAGAATATTGCCGTGCCTACAGCAAGGTTCTTGGTCCCGGAGGTGATTGTTGTGCTTACACCTTGAGCGCCCTGGGCATCGCCGACCGCTCCGAAATCGCTAACTAGATTTACTGTAGGCATCAGCCACCGATGACGCCGACAACGCCGCCACCGGAAGGCGCAGTGATCGTGACGCTTGTATTGCGCCCCATATCGAGTGAGTTAGTGGCCGTGATCGAGCCTGCCCCGGATTTGGTAATACCCAAAATTCCGCACCAATCAAGCGCGGACGCTGACCCTACAGAAACAGTGGCGACGTTGCTTCCTGCAGTAGAGGAAATCAAGCCTGACGGAGCGCTGGATGTACCAGTTATATTAAGCGCGCCAGAGACCGTCGTAGTTACGATCTGTGGTAAGCTTAGAGTGTTCCCGCTGCCGATTGTGATGGACGCGAACGTATTTGTGCCGCTGATTCCAACGGGGCCTTTGGTGCTGTTATCCGCCACAGTGAATGCACCATAGGTTTGCCCCCCGCCTGCAAGGGTCCGGTTGCTCGACGCGCCCGCAAATGCAACCGTTGCGTTCGAGAACGTAGCCGTCAGATTCGTCGTAGTCGTGACATCAAAAATTGTTGCGGAACTTCCGGTAATTGTCCACGTCCCGCTGCCCATGTTGATGGTTCGCGTGCCCGAGCCGCTGAAGCTGACAAAATTCGATACAGCGACGTTGTTGGAGCCAAAATTAATCGTACCGTTCGCTGTCCCGAGCGCTATAGACTGAACGTTAACCGCCTGATCTACAGTCAGCGTCCCGCCGTTCAACCCGGAGGCATGACTGTCAACAATAACTGCGTCCCCTGACCCCGGAACAGTCTGACCTCCTGCCCCGCCTGAAGTTAGAGACCAGTGAGCCGTGTCACTGAAATTTCCCGTTCCGCCCACCCAAACCCTGTTCGCCATCTTACACCTTGCTCTTGAAGCCGATGAGGGTGACGGTAACGGTAGAGGCGGCCGACGAAGGATCAGCGCACACAGCCGTAGCAGCGCTGAAGCCGAGCGGCACAGGAAGGTTACAGACCACGCCAGATGTGTTGGCCGGGACCGGGAGGGTAGCCTTCACAGAGCCAGCCGCGCCGTCCCGGAGATCCACGGTAACCGCGGTTGCTGACGTGTTCGCGATGATGGCCGTGGTGACGTAGTTCTTTACGCCTGCACCTGCCGAGGCAATAACTGATGTCGATGAGCCATCCGTGATTGCAGCGACACCCGAGATCAGGTCTTCAAGGCCGCAGTGCGGGCGCGTGATCAGAGCACCGTCTAGACCTGCATAAAGGTCGGTTCTGTCAGCCGCAGCGACCAAGGTTGCACCCGAGAGACCAGCGATTGCCTTTGCGCCCATCTTGTAGGGAGTGCCGCTGTCCACTGCGTCATGGGCGACGGTGGGGTCGAGTTGCGAGCTATCGACGATAACGCGCTGGGTCAGGCTCCCGCCCGTTCCAGAGCCTTTATCAATGCCGGGAGCGATGTTGACGACAAGGCCAGTCGTCGCGTCTACAGGAGCGACGCCAGCGTTGGTAGCCGGATCGCCGACAACGATAACCTGACGATGGTTGCCGTTGGTGCCTTCCGTGCGGGTGTCTACGTTAGTTCCAGATCCCGCAGTGATTGCAATTGCCGTATCTGCCAATTTGAGTCTCCTTTTGGCAAAGAAAAAGGGCCCCGAAAGGAGCCCTTGTGGTGGTCTATGTTGGTGGTGTTAGCGCTTACTGTTCGCTATCTCGCCAGCACAGGCGATGTACCCAATAGCGTCTATTGCATCGTCATCGTTGATTGCGCCGCTCTGGGCGCGTGCAATCTTCAACAAGGCCATCATATAGCCAACGTCCGTTGCGCTTATCAGCGCCCCTTGCTTGGGCTGCAAATAGGCATTCCAGAGGGCTGCGATATTGGCGAAGTTCCGATGCTTGTCGCCGTGCTGCTTGGCCCTGTCGCCTCCAACCAAGTCCCCCGCCTTCTCGATCAGATCAACTGCGTTCATCTAGTTTCTCTCGAACTTGAACTTCTTGCGCGCCTCCCGAGTAGCACGCTGGCTTTGTCTGGCCCGGAACATGAGCTTTCCGTTTTCAACTTTGTAGTCGGTAATGTGAACCAGACCGCACGTGCAGCACATGTCCCGCTGCCCCTTCCAAGAAGCCTCGTACCACTCATCATCAAAAATCTGTACGAAGCCGCTCATGCCCGCGCCCTCTTCCAAGTCAAGAACTCGGCCGCCTCTTCCAGATCGGAAAAGCAGCGAACGCGCTTCACACCGTCGGCCGCGGGATCGATCACAGCCGTAATGGTCGCGCCGTGCCTCTGGCTGCCGTAGCCGAGCTGGTCGGCATAGCTATCAATGAACTTGTACCCGCGCGCCCGGATCAGGTGGTAGACGAACCCGCGCTGTGCGTTCTCGCCGTGCTTGATCGCCCATGTGTGCTTATGGCCGCAGGCGTAGATATCCGCATCTTCCAGCGTCATGGACGCCTTCTGTGGGCCGTGCATGTCATTCCAGATCGAGTTGCCGGGGAAGTCGTGTGCCGCATGAATGCGAACCCGCTGCCCGTTCGGGAACACAAGCTGGAAACGCGACTGCCAGTCCTCAACCGGGACAATCGGGTGAGCATTCGCCTTGATCAGGTATGGCCCATCGTTCCAGGCATCATGGTTGCCAAGGATATGGCACAGCCAGTTAATGCCGCAATCCTTCAGCAGATACTTGGCAAGCTTCCAAGCCTGCTTCTTCGACATCTCCTGATCGGCGTATAGCCGAACCAACCGGCCCACCCAGTTATCCGTAAGGTCGCCGATGTTTACCGCGAAGAGTCCCGGCGTTCCTTCCAGTATCTTGATATCACGTCGCAGCAGAGGCCAATTGCAACCATTGTTATCAATATGAGGGTCGCCCATAAAAGCAACGCCGATGGGGCGGTTGGACTTGACCTTGATTTCCATCCAACGGCGCGCTTCACGCGCTTCCAGATGCCCTTCAAATCGCTTGCAAGCCTGCTCTATGAGTTCTTCCGGCGGCAACTCACTGGACGGCAGATCGGGGAAGATCAAATCTGCGGTCTCTGTACGCCCGGCAAAGCCACGTTTGCGGCCGGTTGCCAGGCGCTTGATGAAGGCGGCGCGGGTAAGACCTAGAGCGTCGGCCGCTTCTGCATCTGTTGAATATTGGGCTCGGTACTCTACAGCTTGTCGGGCGAGATCGTCAGGCAAACTTGGAGTTGGCATTCAATGTCCTAAGAATGATTAAATCGCATCCTCATTGCGCTGGCGGAAATACGCCCGCAAATCATCACGCAACTGGATCTTGTTGCCGGCCAAGGTCAAAGCGCCCTGCCAGTCATTCTTCAGGTCCGTCAAAGGATCAAACTTGTTCTCCGTCAGGATGCGCCAGCGGTTGTGATAACCCCTGTTCACCTTCGGGCCGTGATAGTGATGAACGACGGTCCCCGGCACCGCGCCGATGTCTCGCCGTAGAAGTCCAGCATTCCTCGCCCACGTCTTCACCGATCGCGAATAGTGGTGCGTGCTTCCCTGTGGAATTGTCTCGTCAACGCGCCCGATCAGGCCATAGGCCATCTGATGGTCGCCGCCGCCGACGATGTTGATGTCCAGCAGGCCGCCGACTGTATTCCATGCGCTACGCCGGTAGGCCCAGCCATAGCCGGGATGCCAGTACTTGCCGCCGTAAGCATCCTTCTTTGAGTTCATCTTGCGGAACGGACGCCGCAGAACGTGAGAATGCGCGAACCCCTCGAACTGCTCGATAGGCTCACCGGACGGTCCCACGTCCATTGCGTGGGTGAATAGCTGCACGATCTGATAGTGCTGCAATTGCTGCATCGCCTCGTGTGGCCAATCGTGATTGAGGAACGTCACGTCAGCGTCGATCCAGGCCACATATTCCCAATCGGACGGCAGCCGGGATACCGCCATATTGATTAGCCGCTCCTTGTGCCAGAGTTCATGGCTGGTGCGGAATTGCATGTGCCTTGAGTTGCAGGCTTCCGTCACCTCGAAGGGACGATTGCCGAGAGCCAGTTCGGCGACCCAAAGCTCTACATCGTCCGTGTTCTGGCTGGCGTGCCTGGCGAAGTCCTTGAACAGATTGTAACGGGACTGAAAGCGGAGCGGATTGAAGACTACGGCTATGACGTGCAGTTTGGGATCATGGCGCTTGATGACGTGACGCGAGGCGCCAAGATGGCAATACTGCATTACATTTGCATCCCAGGCATGAAGCAGCGAACCGTCCAGATGCCACCATAGCCCTTGGTGGCCCAAATCAGCGTCCGGCCGTCCTTGTTCGGTTGGTTCAGGACCGCGCCGTCTGGAACGATAACCCACTCGCCTTCCAGGCGGACGCGATAATGACCGTCCTTGGTGTCCCAATCGGGGCCATCGAGCGTGGTAGCGTCAATAGCCGGGCCGCCGCAGCATGTCCCGTACTGGCTTTGCAGGCTGCCATACCAATCATCAAGGCCGGGACGATTATGGTCATGTGCAAAGGCGCAGCAGCCGAGAGCGAACAGGACAACGGCACCCACCAGAAACAACAGCAGCCAGCGCCACAGCGCGGCTAACATCCGATCTTCTCCGGTCATTTGTGCAGCATCGCCTGGAAGCCGAGCCAGATGGCGCCCATCACGCCTGCTGCTATCGTGGTAACCACCGCCTTGAATGTGTACGATTGCGCCTGCTCCACGCTCTTTCTCCATCTTCGAAGGTGGGTAAAGTCGGCTTGCATTTCCTTGTAGTCGCCCGTTTCGATGCCTAGCTTTACGAGCGTTTCAGTGACGGCTTTGGCGACGATGGCCTCAACTTCCTCGTTGGTCATCGGAAGACCGTTGCGACAGTCTTGACGCCCTCGTACCAGCGGTCCTTGAAGGTGGTGCCGGATGACTTGGCCGGCGCCGGTTTCGGCTTCTTGGTATATTCAGGGCAGATAGACGAAATCGCCGCGTTATGTTCTTTCACAGCCGCCACCGTGTCGGCGGTATCCTTGCCGCTCCAATAGATCGGCTTGAAGGATTGGCAGGCAACCTTGTCAGTCGGGACGCTTAAAGCCGTCGTCGTCGCGCAAGATGCTAGAGGGATCGTTAACATGAGTAGCCCGCACATCTTCGCGAGCTTTATTGGCGACGGATATGGTGGCATCGGCTTTCTTGTTTCCTTCCACAACAGCCTCCGCGGCGCCGGCCCGCCTGTCAGCTTCCCGGTTTTGCCAACCGATAAAAGCAAGAACGAGCTTGAAAAACGCGGCAACCGCAGAGGCAATCGATAACATTACTGAACGGGCGGCTGCGGCTTGACGAGGCCCGCGAAGCCGTCGCGGATCACGTTGATAATCATCTTCGCGGTGCCGAGACCGGCAATGATCTTGCCCGCCAAGATCGGGTCGAGACCAAGGCCGACGAAATCGAAGCCGGCAAGGCCGCCGACGATGACCATCGCGATATTCAGAATGTTGTGGATCAGGTTGGTATTCATGTGATGCTCCTGTTAGCGGCTGACGAATTCGAAGTGCATGGGGTCGGTCCTGCCGCGATAATCGCCGCCCCAGAGCGCGCCTTGCCGTTTGAAGGCATCGACAACGATGTTCGAAAGTGTGCCTTTGCCTTTGCCGAATCCGTTCGTTGCCGGCGAAAGATCGATCGCGCAGGCCCATGAATGATTCGAATAATTGCTGCTGCCAGCGATGGCGCGGATGTTGAAACAGCCGCCGAAGTCATTAGCCCCGGTCGCGGCGACCTTCGTTTCGTCCTGTCCGCACTTTTCCCAGATCTCCTGGAACGCAGCCAGCATCGCGTCTGCGCACATCTTATTCACAAGAATTCCGGTCTTCATCGGCTTCTTGTCGTAGTACATCGTGAATGGCGGCTTGATGCGGGTAAGGTATTGAGCCTGCCAGTTTTTCTGGCTGAAATTCCCATAGAATGCGTTCTTCGCAGCCGTAGTGTCTTTAGGCCAAGTCGCCATTGATGTTCTCGGTATGGTTGTGGTAGCCTTCCGACCTATCGGAATTGGCAGGGCAAACTAGTGGTTGAATTGATTAGAGATTTACGGCGCCCACTCAGTGCCGGCGTGTTGATGGCCGTTTTGCTACTGGCTACTTCGTTCGCCCCGGTCATGCTCCACCGAGAACCGCCGACCAGTCCCGCCAGACTTGAGGTGGTGAATCCCATGGAGAAGGAAGAGTTCAGTAAAGCCGACCCAGCACGAATTAACGAAATCATCCCAGCCATAAAGCTTGTGGCCTGCTTGTTCACGCAAAAGGCCGTCCGGCATCACTTAAGGCCAGCCAAAGTTGCTTTCCCCGCTTGCGGAACGCCCGGTATGCAAACCACCATCAGCGAGGATCTAATCGATATGACCGTTTCAGGCATCGCAGACGTTGACGGCTTGCAACAGCCATTCTCGGTTATCTTGCAGCACAATCCGCCGTCGGTGACGGAGAGCGGGCTGATCGTCACGTCGATCACACTCCAGCGAAGATGATGTAGTTGAGAATGAATGTGGGCTGCACAACACCGAATGCCGTGCTCGTGCCGCCCTGTGCCGTTCCGGTCAATGTCCCGGTTACCGTGAGCGTACCGGAGCCAGAACCCGCGGCCGGGGTCCAGACCTGGACCACGCCAGCACTAACGTTGAGGTCCGTTCGATTTACCGCGGCGGTGCCAGAAACCGAACCGGCTGGGGTATAGGGCGGAAGGTTCCCGGTAACAAGCGTCTGCGTCTCACCGCCGCCTGCGGCACCAAGCGTGTCACCGTTCAGGCCATCGTCAGCATTCGTCAGACGGTTGGCGCTGCCGCCGACCATGTCATCTTTACCGGCGACGACGCGCCCACGGAGATCGGGAAGGGTGAAATGCGTACCATCCGCCGCACCGTAAGTAGTGCCTATAACAGCGAAGAGGGCGGCATAGTCTGCACGCAATAGAGATTGGCCGGAGCAGAACAGATAGCCTGATGGGGCTGACGTGCCCGCATAGGGGAAGGTCACACCAACGGGCAGTAAGGCAAATCCACCCTGAGAAATGGCCCCTGTAGACGCAAGCGTGCCTGTGACAGCAAGGCCAGTGGTCGCGACATCCAACACCTTGGCACCGTTGACGCCTACACCGATATTGTTGGCGCCGATACGGTAGAGGCCACTGTCTGGATCTGACGCGAAGGTGATACCGGGAGAGCCTACCGTGCCGCTAGACGCCTTTAACGGCCCGGTCATGCTCGTTTGACCGTCTGCCGCGACCGAATTGGTCATTTCAGAGACCAAATCGTCCCAATTTTGGTTATGCCCTGCAGCCGTGATCGTGTTGCCGGAAACGAAGGTGTTGACCTTGCTGTAGACACCGGAGCCGTTGCGGGCCATTCAAGATACCTCTAGAATAGAAAAAGCCGCCCCGGAGGACGGCCTTGGATGTGGAAGCTGCTTCAGCTTGTCGTGTTCTTGTCGGTGTATTTCACCGGCATCTATTACGAGTGGACGCCGAACGGGTACGTTCTGGGCGTTCTCGCGTTCCTGGCAGCTCTACTCGCTACCGTTCTACTGTCTTGGACCCTCGATAAGGGACGGGCTATCGCTATTAAGCAGCGCGATAAGCGCAGCGCGACGGGCCGGCGGTAGCTGCTGCAAGGCTTGTGTCAGCGTCTGGTTGCCCAAATACGCCTGAACGGGGCGAGACATCAGCGAGCGGCCGACCGTTGCGGTAATCGGCAGCTTGAAAATATCGGTCCAGCCGAGGCGCTGCGCCGTACCGGAGTTTGGCAGCGGCGCCATCACTCCAGCGCCAGCACGCGCTAGTTCCGAGAACTGCCCCTCGCCTCTTGCGTAAGCACCGCGGTTGTCTGCCGACACCGTGTTGCGCAGATTGGCGGGCACAAGCTGGCCTTCGGCAGTCGCCTCGCCGGCCCTAGAGGCCGTCTTTTCGATCGCCTTCTGTGCGCCATACTGACGCCGAGCCGTGGCCCATGCCTCCCGATCTGCCGGGCTGATAGAGCGGCCCATCGCGTTATCCAGGGCATCACGGATGCCTGCCAGCGCACGGGAGAGGTAGGGGTCGGTTTGCCTAACAGCCTTAGAATCTGCGGAGAGCATGGAGCGCATCGGCTGATACTCAACACCCGGCATCGTGCCCTGCTGGACGTAGGGCACGATGTCGTCAAGATAGCCCTGCAGCATCCGTGCTTGCTGTGAATCCGGTACCCGGCGATATCGTGTAACCGCGTCCGTTAGCTCAGTAATGAACTGATTATCCGGGACTAGATCGTTTCTGGCAGAAAGCCGCTCGAATTCGTTGCCAAGCCGCTGGTTGTTTTGGGCCAAAACCTCGGGAGTAGCATCCGGCCCCGCGCCCGCCCGACGCATAGCCGCCTCGGTGAACTGTTCCTGACCCTGCTGACGAATCCGATTGGCGCCTTGACCTGCCCCTGGAGCATTGCCGAGGAAGTCTTCTAGGTACTGGAGCGACTTGTTGCCTGTTCGCTGCCCTGCGGTCAACGAGGTCACACCCTCGCCAGCCAGAACATCGACCAGCCTTTGTCGTTGGGCAGAGGCCGGTATAGGCGTCACAGCGCGGCCCGCTATGCTGGGCGTCAAACCTCCAGCCAACGCACCAGCGACTCGCGCATAAGGTTCTGCTGCCGTTCCTTCCGTGGCTTGCCCCGCAGCTTCACTGCCGAGACCAGCAAGCGCGCCTGTCCCGAGCTTTACGGCCATCCGACCGGGACCGAAAGCCGCTGCCGGCATGAATTCGCCTACTGTCTGCGCGTACTCTCCCGCCGTGGTTTTCGGCTTGTAGAATTCCCCGGTGTATTCTTCCACCTTGGACTGGATGTCCTTGGAGGTCGGGGCGTTCGCTAACATCTTGCCGGTCATGGTATAGCCGGCAACGTTGCCAACCTTGTCTTTGAAGTTGGTCACGCTTTCTGGGGCCGCACCCAGCTTTTCACCGGCGTAATCTACGCCGCGCGAAAGCAGACTCCTCAAATCCCCCCCGCCGCCTAGTATGGAAATTCCACCTTTGGCAACGCCCACACCGCCTGATTTTGCGATATCCTTGGCCTGCTCGCCCGCGGAAACCGCGTGCAGATCCTGCACAGACACGCCTTCGCTTGCCAGATAGGCGTCAATATCCGCCTCCGGCGCACCCTGCTCGATCATCGAGCCGATATTTGATTTGATCCGAGGGATATCGGCCATTATTTCAGATTGTACTTCTTCTTGAGGGCGTCGCGATCAGGCATTGCCGGAGCGGCACGAGCCGGCGCCGCTGGCATATCCACACCGAACAGGGCGCGCTCACGGGCGAACTTCTCGGGGTCGGAATAGACCTTTTCGAGCCGCTTTTGATGCGCCTCCAGTTGACCAACGCTCGCCCGTTCCATGATATCGAGCAGCCGAGTGATGGACTTCTCATCCAGATTGATGTTGCCGCCAGCGGCCTTCTCAGCGAATTCGCGGTCAGTGTTCGAAATATTAGCAGTGCCGACCGTCGATTTAAGGACCGAAGCCACTTGCGGAGCAATCGCAGCCTTAAAGGTTTCTGTGTTGACGATCTTGCTGGGGTCGGCAACGCCGAAGAACGCACCGGCCTTCTGGAGGGAAAGACGATCATCCGCCCGGAAGCCGGTAATAGCCCCACCTTCAATGGCAGACCTGGCTTCCCGGAGCCCCGTGAGGCCGGCAGCCGTGGTCCGCGCCGCTTTGGCGCTTTCATCCATCGTATCGAAGATTTGCTTATCGGAACCGCCGCCGACGTTGACCGTCGTTTCAGCCTTGCCGGCCTTCTTCATATCGATCAGATACTGGCGGAATGCGGGGTCTTTTTGCGCCCGCTCGTATTCGCGGATATCATCAGTCGGCTTTTCGCCGGCAAGCTGCTGCGTCAGTAGGGTTTGCGCCATATTGCGCCCCAGCGTCCGCATTTGCGGGTTATCGCTCTGGAGCATTGCCGCAATCCGCGCCTTGGCTGCTTGCATCTGGGTGTCAGTCGGAGCCGGGACGGCTGGAGCAGGAGAAGGAGCAGCAGGGGCAGCCGGCGGCAATGCTACCGGGCCATTAGCCGCAATCTTTGTGTCAGGCGGAGGTTCACTATCGACCGGGCGCCAGTTCAAGCCGCCGTACATGCCGCCGTTGGGGTTGGTCTCGGTTTTCGGCATCACCTTGCCGCTAGGAACGTCTCCCGCAAGCATAGCCGGTACAGCGCCCGCGCTCGGCGTCACCGACGTAATCGGCGCAGACGGGCTTGCTGTGGGCTTCTGGGGGGTGGGCATAGTTGGGGCAGCAGGAGAGCCACCACCAAGCGCCGCAATCAACGCAGCATTGTTGCCCGCCTCGGTCTCCTTGTCCCGCTTGTCGGCCTGATACATCTCATAGCCGCCGATGGCGCTTTGTCCCAACCGTGCAAGGCCCTGCGCCCAATGCTGAACCGGAGAGGCGTCAACACCCTCCATCATCAGCTTGTAGGCCAGTTTACGACGGTAGTCGTCTTTGACCGGGATTGTTTCAATGAGGGCCATTATTTGAACCCTCCGAAGCCGCCGCGCGCCCAGCCACCCAAGGCAGCACCACCGAGGCTAAACAGCCCGCCCATCAACGCCTGCTTATTGGCGACATCGGCCTTCCAAGGAACAAGGCTGTTCTCATAGGCCGACTGCGTAATGCCGGCGACATCGGTATTCGCAACGCCGGCTTGTGGCGTCTGCCCAAAGCTCGGCTGGTTCACCTGTCCACCCGACATCAGCGCGGTAATTTCGTTGATCGGCTGGTTACGTTCGGCCATCAATTCCGATGCCGCCTGCGACCGGCCGCCGAGCAACAGCGAGTTATAGGCGTCGTTCTCCGACTGCGAGTTCGCCCGCATGGCGCGATCCCAGGCTTCCGTACCCGGCTGAACGCCCTGATTATAAAGCTTGGTCTCCAGCGCCGCACTCCGCTCTGCCAGCATGGGGTCAAGCCGCTTGCGGCCCAACTCCATCAACCGGCTTTCGGTCGCCTCGTTGTCCAGTTTAAACGGCGTATCGAGGATGCCGGTTAGTTTCTTGGTCTGGTTGATGCCAAGCTGGTTGGTGAGATTATCGAACTCCCACTGCTGCTGCTGGTTGCGCATTTCCGGTTCGGAAAGCGTCGTTTCCATCGAATAACGCGGCGTACCATCCGCCCACGTGCCCGTCTGGGTATATTTCTGCGACCCATAGGGATTGGTCTGATCGACCATGTTCAACTGCTGCTGGGTGGTAGCAGTCTTCACATTGGATTCGGTCTGCGCCTTGGCGGTCTGTACCGGATCGGGCGCGGGAGGCGGCGAAGGAGTCTTCATATCCAGCGGCACTCGTCTCGTAGCATCCGAAACACCACGGCATCGTCATCCGGGAAATAGTGTCTCGCGAGGCATTCGTATTTAAAGCCATAGCGGGGGGCGAGTTTGAGAATGCGCTTGTTGCGCTTCTTCGTTCGCACCGTCAGGCGGCGGCATTTGCTCGTGTTGAACACGTAGTTTGCGACGTAACGGATCACCTGGCGATTGATCCCGCCCGGTTCCGCAACGATGGTCATCTCGATATTCGACTGATTGAAGTCGTTGAACACGAAAGCAGCCAAAGGGCGCTTGTCGTCAGTCAGAAACCCAATGGCCTGGAACGGCTCTGCAATCGCTACACCCAGCCTTTTGCCGACATAGGCGCCGATCTCAGGGCCGTCCACCACGATCACAGGAACCCGCCCGGCTCAAAGATCACATTGAAGCCGTTCAGGCGCATGATTACGTCGCCGGTGCTCCCGACATCTCCAGTTCGCGCCCGGAAGTGAATGGCGGCGCACTGCCCTACCCCTGCAATGCTCGTCCAGTCCGCGACCGTCCGTCCTTCAACCGCGTACACATCGGTATCGTAAACCGCCACATCATAGAGCGCCGATACCGAGGCCGTAGACGACGGCGTTCCCAACGTCGCATTGTCCCGGTAGTCGGTCGAAATGCCGATGGCCGGACGGTTGTCGGAGTCGGTCGTCAGCAACGGCTGAATGAGCTTCCACTGCTTCAGCCGGCCCTTCATGTCATAGTAGTTATAGGCAGACTGTCCGATGGCATCGATCGGGGTTTCCACGTCGATCGCGCCCGTATCGGCCTGGTAGACAATCCCGTCATTGCCGCCGAAGTACAAGCCATCCTTGAACACGGCCCAGGTGTTTGCGTTCAGCCCCGTGAACTTGCACCATGCCCCCGTAATGGTGTTCATCACGGGCTGGATCTGATTGACACCTTCCTGAACCGGAACGTTCAGGATTGCCATCGTGCCCTTGGCATAAGGCACCAGCTCCCACCCGAAATTATCTTTGTAGAGCCGCGCGTATTCGTTGATCGCGTTGTTGATGTTCAACGTGATCGTGACCTGGCTTTGCGCCGCCCGGTCCAGAACAAGACCTTTCGACAGCGGCAATACACCGTCAAGGTTCAACAGCATCAGCTCGGCGCCGACTTTGGTAAAGCACCGATAGCCGATCGGCGGGCCTACGTCATAGACACCGATCAGTTCCCAGGTTGATGCTGACGACGGGTCTGTGCCCGCATAAACCGCCGCCTGCCCCCGAGAGGAAATAAACACCCCGAGATCGTCTGTTCCTGCCCCGCCATCACGGGTCCAGGTCGCCATGGCGACCAGATAGCCGCCTCGCGTAAACAGGCCGCCGAGTTCAAAGGTGGTAGCAGCACCAGCAACCGCCCCCGTTGCCAGATAAGCCGCCTTGGTCGAGTCCTTCAGGACGAACCAAAGCCGGTTCTTGTGGCCGTTGACGTTGATAATATCTGACGCGGTAATCCCGGTAATCGCCGGCTCAGCCCACACCGAGCCGTTATAGTGCAGCGGATTGTCGGTCCCGTTGCAGCACCAGAGGAATTTGCCGCCGGACGTAGTAAAATTCACATACTGCCAGCGGTTATTCGCAACCGTCTCGGTGGTCGCAGAAGCTGCGCCGCTCGCGCTGACATCATAGATCGTGCCGTCCGTGACGGCGAACATTGCAGAGGACGCGACCGTTAGGCCGTTGTACACCATCAAGGTGTCAACGACGCTGGACCCCATGCCGTCGCAGTGTTCGATATGGCCGCGCCTTACCCGAACGTCGGTCGTTGACGGAAACCAGTTCTCAAGCGCAACAGCACGATCTTCCGGCATGTCCGCGATAGGCGACACCGCATCCCAACCTCCCACAGGCGCGGGAAGGCTCTTGCCCCGCGATACCTGTTGACGGCCAGGATTGCTTCGAGCGGGTCTACGCAGCATCAGGAGAAAATCAGCGTCTCAGGCGTTTGCGGCGGGCGCGGAACGCGGTCGCGCTCGGAATTGTCAGAATAAATCCGCATCCTGGCCCCATCGTCCTGGATCGCCTTGGCTACCTTCATTTCGTAGGAGTTGAAGTCCTCCGCGTAGTCGAGGCCCTTGGACTTCTTCCAGCGCCACTTAAGACCGAGCGTCATCAGCTCTTCGTCAAGGATGCCTGTGTCAGTGTCCGCAGCCCAAGCCGACTGTCCCGTGCCGCCCGACGACTGGCACCAATTCTTGCTCATGTACTCGTAGGCGATGGTTTCGATCGATGTCGGGGTCGGTGATATGTAGAACAAGCTCCCACGAATACGAAACGCCGGGTTGACCATCGTGACGAGGCTGGATTGCGTCTCCTGCCACTGTTCGGGGGTCAAATCGCCGTACATCCTGCGCCTTCGTGTCCGGTTGAACACCGTATCCTTGATAATGGCGTCAAACGCACTGGGCAGCGCATAGGAGGCCGTACCGTTCGCCGTCGAGAACGTGTGTTCGGCCTGCAGCGCCTGCCATGTGTGGCGGTCGGCCAAGTCCTTGCCTTCTTCCTGCGCCAGCCCCAGCATCTGCAATACCTGCACGTCAAGCGACGCGACAACAGCGGTGGGGCGCGTCAGGCCAAGCCGGTCTGACGCATTCTGAACTATCGTCAGGAGACTCATGCTGCCTGTTCTTTCGGCGGACGACCACGGCGCCTGGGCGCTTCGTCATCCTGTTGCACCATCTCGGCTAACTGCTCAACGCGAGCCGTAAGAGCGGCGATCATCTCGTCCTTAGCCGCCATTTCAGAGGTGAACTTGTTCACGTCCTTGCTATCGAGGAACTTCTTGGCGGCCTCGATGATTGACCGCATGTTCGGAATTGGAATGCGGTGAACGTGTGTATCGGTCAGTTGCGCGCAATCCTCGACGCTGCGAACGCCGTTCACACGGAGGACTTCCGCCTGCTGCTGTGTCAGGTGATTCCATGCAGCCAATGGAGTGCCGGTCTCGGGCAGTTCCTGATTGTTCTTCCATGCTTCATAGCGAGGGCGGATGAAGTCCCAAATCGCCTTGGCCGTCTGCATTCCCGAATTGGCTCCGGGGTTTTTGGGCGCCCCGCTCAGAATATCAATTCGCTCGGTGACATGATGGCGCCCAGCCTGACCGATCGGGCCAAACTCGACCATATCTCGAGCGCGGGATTGACCCGGCTTCTTCGGGTCGTCTTCGTAAATCGTATAAAAGCGATGGATCAGGATCGGGAGTTTTTCCGACATTTTAAGGAGTTCTCCGGTCAAAAGAAAAGGGGTGGAGCCAAAGCCCCACCCCAAGTTTGTTAGTCGTTGGTCGTGATGTCGTCGGTGTACGGACGGCTGATTTCGAACTCAGCAAAGCCCGCAGAGGGCGTATCGAGCGCCGAGGCGCCCTTGGCCAAGTGAACCATGTCGCCGTCAACCACAGCGTCGTCAACGCTGCCGGCGGTCGAGGTCGCCCAAACCAGGGCGTTATCGACATAGCCGGTCAGGGCCTTGCCGACCGCCTTGCCCGAAATCTGATACCAGCCGTATTGGCTGGCAACGTTCGCGGACATGGAAACGGCAACCGGGCCGATGGCGTTGGCCGCCAGCAGCGTGGTTGAACCGTCGTCGAGGTTGTAGGTGACCCAGGAACCGATCGCGGTGTTGGCGACGCCGAGCAGATAGATAAACTCGCCTTCGCCATAGGTCGGATCGACCGCCGTGCAAATCTTCCCAAGGGGATGATTCTTGACGGTCGAAGTGGTAGCAATCGGCTGGTTGCCAGCGATAGCGTTAGTGATGATAAATGCCATGTTCGCGCCTCCTTACGACACGTCGATGAGCTTGCCCTGCAACGAACGGTTCGTGCAGACCATGTTGCCCATCCAGTAGATCGGGATCACGACGGCATCCTGGTTCACCGGAACCTTGTCGTCGTCCTGGGTCCACTGCGCTTCCGAGTGCTGGACGACATAGAGGTATTTGGTGTTCAGGAAGTATCCGACCTCGGCAGTGGTGCTGAAGTTGGAGTTGTTGTCGAAGATCACGTCAGCGGTTTTGTACTGAAGCTCCGAGAAGCCCAGCGACGCCTTGTCCGACTTCATGTAGCGCTGGTTGGCCTGAAGCGAGGCTTCATAAACCGCGTACATGTCATTGGACATGACGATCAGGTCCGGCTTGTCCATGCCACGGACGCAACGGAGCCACAGCGTATTCAAGCTGCCGCCGATGGTCGTGGTGGCAAGGCCGGTGCCGGTGTTCTCGAAGAACTGGTTGGCCCAGAACGAATAGGTCGAGGAGTTGATCCCGCCAACCGTTCCGGTGCCGTCCGAGGTCACGAGAGCCCCGAGACCACCGATCTGGTTGGTCAGAGCGCCGGAGCCGTAGAGGTCAACCGAGAAGTTGTTGGCCGCGGTGTTCATCGCGTTCTTGACGCGGGCCTTGACCAGATCAATCATCTGCTCGGGGCCGTTGTTCATGCGAATTTCACGGCCGGATGCGGTGACGTGGATAGCCACCTGCGCCCAATCGTATTTCGCCGCGGTGAACACGTCAGAAGCGGCCACGTCAAGCTGGTCGAAACCAGAGTAACGCTGATAAGTGCCGTTTTCTGCGTATTCGAGCGGGAACACGATTTCATAGCCACCCGACTTGGTGACGATGTTGCCGTTGTCTTTGAGCTTGCGGAGCAGCCCGTTGTGGTCGGTGACGTTATCGACCAGTTTTCGGGCATGGTTCCGCAGCGTCGTGGTCACCATTTCGGTGAACGTGCTGTTCGGTGAAGACATTGTTAGTCCTTATGTGCCGTAGTGTTTACGTGCGATCTCGCGCAAATCGTCGTCCATCGTCCGAGGTGCGTTTGCTTGCCCCGGCGAGGATTTGACGTTGACGCCCGCTGCCTTCTTGGCGGCCTGGACGCGTTTGGCCTCTTCTTCCTTCCGCTTTGCCTCTACCTTCGTTGCCTCGTCGGCAAGGATGGCCTGTCGGATGGTTGGATCGGCGTAAACGGCCCGGTCGTATGCCTCCTGCATGGTTTCGGCAGCGCCTGAACTCATCAGGCCGGCCATGACCTTGCGGACGGCTTCGAAGTGCGGTTTGTCTTTTGCGAAATCAGCGATCTCGCGAGCCAGCGTTTGACCTTCAGCGGCTTCCCGCTGTCGATCCTGCGCTGTGAGGTGGGATTTGACCCTTGCAAGCTCGGCCTTCAGCTCCGCGACTTCGCGGCTGGCTGGATCGGCGTTTTGCTCGGTCTCACCCGACAGATTGACCCCGTATGCCTTGGCAATTTCACGGATGGCAGTTTCCGGGTTGGCTTCCAGCATTTCATTAACGGCCATCATGCGGGCGATGCCGTCATGAGGTTGCAATCCGTTTTTCTGGAAGACGTGCGCAAACTGTTCGATGACTTTGCCGATGGGCTCGAAAGCCTTGATCTGCTGCCCCGCCCGAGAGATTGCTTCGTGGCTTTCCTTGTCCCGCTGGGCGATGTACGCCTGCGTATCGGGTGGTAAGGAAGCCCACTTGGCTTTCTGCTCGGCAGTCCAAGAGATAGGCGCGTCGATGGCAGGCTTGGCCTGTTCGACTACCGTCTCTGCGGTTTGGACTGCATTCTCTGTGACCGGATCGGCGGTTTCCGCGCTCTCGGTCGAATCCTTAGCTACAAACCGCCCGTTTTCACGCGGCGGGTTGCGCTTGTCCCAGATGCTGCGCAAATCCTCGTCAATTGACGGCGCTGCGGCCTCAGGGGCTTCAGTAATTGGTGTTTCGGCAACAAAGCTTTCGCTTGCGGGAGCCGAGGCGCCCACATCAGCAGCGGTTTCCATGAATGGTCCTTTTACTTGGGGAGCCGCATAAAGTTGCGGCCATTGCCGACATATGCGGCGGCATCTTCTGGGTTGGTCACACCCATTTCGTTCGGATCAACGCCAGTGCGTTGCATAAATTCGTTCATCCATGCAGTCGGATGCGCCCCAACCTTCAACGGGTCTCCCGTCTCCGTCGTGCTCGGCCAGTGATCCATCGCGCTATCGTAAGCGTAGGGCTGCGGGGAAACTCCCGCCGCATACGCCTTGCGATAGTCGTACTGCGGATCGTTCAGGTTTGGCGCTTCGCCGTACTTCTGCTCAAATTTCTGATGCCAAGGCAGCGAGGTCGCCCACTGCTGAAACCGCATTTCGTCCACCGGATTGATCGCAGCCAAACCAGATCGGCGCGTCGGGTCTTCCGCCGGCTCCCCAGATAAGGCGCGGATCAACTTGGCGCGGTCTGTCATTTCCGAATCCGAATCTTGTGCTTGTCGCGCGCTTCCTCGGTTAAGAGGTGCATCACGCCATGTTTCTTGGCATACTCAGGGTTGTTCACACCCTTGGGCTTGTTGCCCATCGGCTCGTAGGGAACGCAGCCACTACGGGCCAAGTCTTCCCGCCTTGCTGAACGGCTAGTAATCATCTTGCCGTCGATCGGGGACTTGTACGGCTCGATATCGGATCGAACCATCGGCATGACGATTTCGTTACGTTCAGGCAGCGGCATTGGCTCGTTTGTCGAGGGGTCAACGAACTGGCCCCCGCGGAAAACGTAGCGCGTCACTTGCGCGCCCCGTTGGATGGCTTGGCCTGCTTCGCCATCTTGGCCTTGTGCTCGGCCGCTTCCATGCCAAGCTCGTGCTTGCGTTCCAGCCCTTCAGCCTGCAATTCCGCCGTGCGCTGATCCAGCGTGGCCTTGTGCTCCAATGACTGCGCCTGGACAGCGGCCTTCTGCTGCGCCATCTCGGCATCAATCGCCATCTTTTGCTGGTGCGCCTGCATCTCAAGCGCCATTTCCTGGCGCTTCATCTCCATCTCTTCACGCTTGAGCTGGAGCTTTTCCTTTTCAATCTGGAGACCGAGCTGCATCTTCTGGATTTCCATTTGATGCTTTTCTTGCGCCATCTTCATGTCGGCGGCCTGCTTTTGCTTCTCGGCCTCCATCTTCTGCTGCTCTGGAGAAGGCGGCGGCGGCTCGTTAGCCGTCTTCTGCGCCTGCTCGGTCGCAGCCTCGATCGCGTCTTCCGCCTGCCTACCAAGCTTGAACTGCCGGGCAAACGCGCCGTAAATCTCCATCACAACCGGCTTCATAGAAGCGTCAGCCATGATGATCGGCCCCATTGCCTGGCCGAACTGCGCCGTCCCCTGCAGGAACAGGTTCATCGTCTGCTGGTTGCGGCTCAAGTCATTGCGGATGGTCGAATCGCTCTCGATGTCGATCCGGTAATTTCTCGAGATGTCGTCCTGAAGAAGCTGCATCACTTCTTCCTGGCTCGGCTGGCTCATGATCTCCTGCGCTTGGCCCGCCTGCTCCATGATCTGAGGGGGAACCTCCTGCCCCATCTGCTGGGCCTGCTGAACCTGCTGTACCATTAACTGTACAGCCTGCTTCTGCTGCTGGCTTGGCAGATCAATTCCGGTCATCTTCGCAAGCAAGGGCCAGCCGAACTTGGAGGCGATGATTTCCGCCTTGATCTCGAACAGCTCCTTGGCAAACCGCGCGACTTCGGACTGCCGACGCTGAATACGCAACGAACCCCACTGCGCCTTAAGCTGCTGGGCGCCAAGGGTCTCGCCCGGATCAGTCGCGCCGCGGAGGATGTCCGCAATACCCGTCACCTCGTAAATGGTCTGCTTGATGACCTCGCGCTGCTCGTACAGCGTTTGAATGGCCTTCGTGGTCGGATCAAGCGGATACCAGGCAATGACCTTCTCTAGCCCGCCAGATTGCAGGAACGCCATGACATCCGTGGCCGGGACCAGCTCGCCGTCCTCGGCCTCTGCCGCCGCCTTGATGTCAAGCGCGTTGCCGCCGTACAAGCCACGGGGCCTAAGCGTCTTGACCAGCTTGGTAATGCGCCGGGTGATGATGTTCAGCTCATCGACCAGCGATTCGTAGATGCGAAGCGGCGTAACCGGCACAAGGCTCGCGGTCTGCTCGATCGCCTGCAGCGGCTTGGGAACGGGAAAGAACTTCGTGAGTTGAAGCGGGTCTTCCTCAACCTTCAGCGGGGCTTCGTGGTAGTCCTGGCAGATGAACAGGACTTTCTTGCTGTCCTTGTCCCAGATTTCCCACACCATGCCGCGCTTGAATACGTCGGCCTTCGGGTCTTTCTGCTGCTTATCCGACGAACCATCGGAGGAATAGTTCAGCGGTATGTCTTCGATATTGATGGCCGAACCGTCGATAAGCTTGGTGATTTCGTCCTTTGAGAGATAGTGGCGAAAGGCAATCCATGGCACCTCACCCCAAAAACGACCCGGCCCACGGCGGAAGTCGCGCCATGGCACATGCTCACACGTCACCTCGGCGTAGGACAGCGATTCCTCTTCGCCCTCGCCAGCGAAATACGGGACATAGCGAACCCGCGACACACCGCGATCCGTGACTTCCGAATCCTTGATCGTGCAGTGCATTACACCGTCGAAATCATAGGTATCGACGGCAAAGCTTAACGAGCGCTCGATGATGTCAGATACGATCTTGCCAATCGGGTCCTTGTCGGCAAACCGGCGCCTTACATCCGGGATCGGCGTCGAGTTGTAGAGCGCGGGAACAAGAGTTTCGATGTTGGCGTGGAAGATGTTGAACTCACGGTTTCGCGAGCCGTCCTTGGACTGGTAGACATGCTCTGCCTTCTCCGCGTCTTCCCGCCATTGCTTCTCATCGGAGCCGGAGCGCTCGATCTGGTCAAGCCACAGCTTGACGAAATCCTTCTGGTCCTGAACCTGCGACTTGCTTTCGTAGGTCGCGGTGTTCTGGTTATCCATCAGGCGGCCTTGGTTAGAATAAGAAGGAGGCCAAGGGGTGATCCGGCCTCACCACCCCCGCCTCCACTCGATCCGCCCGGTTCATATGCCGTTACCGCTGCGTCAACAAACACCACGAGAGGAGCGCCAGAGGCCACAATGGTTACAGGCCGCGCGCCTGTCGTGTTGGTCACAGCCACGCCTGTCGTTGTCGGGTTATTGAGTGGAGTACCGGAGCCTGGCGTCCCGTCCACAACGGGCGTTCCGCCACTGGCCACCACGGTTACGGGGTTAGCCATCCTGCCTTTTCTTTCGCATCTTGGCTTGCACCAGCTCCATTACGCTCATGTTGGCCACCACCCGGCCATCGGGCTTGACTTCGTAAATCAGTTGATCGGGTTTCTTCGGAACGGCCTTCATCGGCTGATAGGGTCGCGACATACAGGCATATCGCCATTCGTCCGCCGCGTGGTCCTCGCCGTCTGTGTCTAGGTCTTCCGGTTTGTCGGGGTCGTGCTGCAGCGCAGGGATTGTCCTGATGCTGTCAACGCACGTCGAGAACGTGTAGATCATCGGGCGGCCTTCTTCGCCCTTCATGCGTTGGCGCATCTGGTCCCAGCCACCCAAGGCGCCGAGTTGAGATACGCGCTTGTTGTCGGCTCTGCGGAATGACGCGCCAACCTTGGCCATACGCTCGGCTATCGATGGGCCGCCATCAACAGCGAACGCAGCGGGGTCCAGAACGCCGTAGGCAATGGTTTCGCCGGGCTGCTCCTTGGATAGGATGCCCTGCGCAACCTCTTCAGCGGTTAGTTTTAGCCCTTCGTTGGGGCCTTTGCGTCCGTACCATTCTCGATAGCGGACGATGGCACCTCTAGGAATAACTCCATGAACATCGGGGAGACTGTAATCGTCCCCTGCAACGGCCCACCAACCGACTGAAAACGGCCTTGCACTTCCCCAGTCAGCGGAACGGAATCGCAGCCAGTCTTTGGGGATTTCAAATGGTCGAATGACATGCTTTGCCGTATCCCATACGTCGAAGAACGCGCCGTCGATAACAGACCAGTCACCCTCTAGCCACGCCTTGACCAGTTGCTCTGATCCTGACGCCTTGAGCTGCTGTACGTAGCTCTCGCCAAGGAACTTGTTATCCCCAACCCGGCTTGGGATATAAACTCGCTCCAGCCCGCTCAATGGGTCGCGGTAGACTTGGAATCCCATTGGAGCAATATCAATATATCTAGCGCGCACCCATTGATGACCGGGGCCGCCCGGATTGCCGGTAGCCCTAAATCCAACAGGCACTCCCGCTCCGCTTCGGAGAGTTGCCATGAGCTTGAGGATTGGCTTCTCGCTTGGGAAGTTGCCAATCTCTTCAACATATAGCCTGGTGTACGAGTGACCTTGATACGCCTCGGCATCGCTATCGCGCTCCAGATAGGCGAATCTCAATCGAGCCCCGTCAGGCGCCCGCCACATCTTGTCCTGCTCGTGGAACGTCCAGCCAAGCGGCGTGTAAATCGCCTTGGACCGTTCAATGGTCTCAACCAGTTCCGTCCGTTGCCGGCGGATCATCAGCCCAATGGCATCTTTCCCATAGGCATCGGCATGTTCCAGGAAGTCGCCTAGAACCCCGTCAGTCTTGCCCCCGCCTCGCGCGCCACCAAAGAACACCTCGAACACGGGGCATGATATCAGCGCTGTCTGTGGCCCTGGTTGGGCCTGCCATGCCGTTAGTGCGTCGTCGGCGCGTTCTGCTGCTGCCATTCGGTTGCGTTAGCGGCCTTTTCTGGTAGCCGCGCTACATAGCGCCGCGTAACCTCGACCTCGGTATGCTGTACGGCCTTGCCCCAGCCGCGATCTAAGAGCGCTTGAGCGGCAGAAACCCGCGCAGCTTCTGGCGCATCGGTCTTATTCATGATGCCGGCCAAGGTCTTAATGGCGCCCTCTGTGTGAGACCTTGCCAAAGATTTAATATCGGTAGGAGTTTTAGCCATTTAGCTTAAGTCAGTTCTGGTCCGAAATTGAGCTTTTGATACACGGTCTCATGACCTGACGAATTTGCGCCATTCAAAGCCGGTGCCTGCATATGGCCATTCTGGATGGCCGAGGCTGTAGAGCCCAATAGTGTTGACTGGAGTGTTGACTGCGCTAGCCATGCCCGCGGTGCCGATTGTGTAGTATAACCCGCCATAGCCCGTTGGCTGATCTTCGGTTTTTGACTCTTGTCCATCGACTGGCGCGCTGGTGCCTTTGATTGCCTCGTCCTTTTCAGCCTTAAGTTCCTTCATGCGCGCCGCAATGGCTTGCGTGTCATCCGCTAGGTAGCTCATGCCGGCCCCCCGTTCGAGAACTGGCCGATTTCCCTCAAGAGCTCGTCCGCCTCTGTCTCGATCTGCTTGGCTATCCGATCGCCCGTGTCTGCCGCGTCGTTCAGCTTGGCGAGGGCGTTGTCCGTGTTCTGCGTGACCTGGGCAACCTTGGCCTTGGCCGCGTTGATGCGGTCCTTGATCGTCCCAGCGAGATTGGCAGCCCCTGTAATGCTCATCGGATTCTCTTGCGGTAATGGCGGCGGCTGAGTGGCATTGTTGATCTGTTCCATTGCCGCGGCGAGAAGATGCCTTGCCCTTAGCTCTGCCTGGCCCATGTGATATTTCTCGTCGATCTCGTAACGGGCCCGGTTTATCTCGTCTTCGAAACGATAGAGGAATTCACGGTCCACATCTCAGGCCGGGTCTTTTTCAGGAGCAGCGAACATTCCGTCGATACCTTGCCCCCTGTATGGTATCTTGGCTATCTCTTCCATGTGCTTTTCGAGTTCGCGATGAGCGTGCTCTATTGCTCGCTTGGCTTGGTAGTCGCGTAGCTTATAGATTACAGCAGACATTCAGTTCTCTCTCTGACGCCGCACCACTCACCCAAGTCTAGATCTCAGGCCTAATAGCAAGGTGCCGCTATTTGTTCGTCGACCACTGCAGCTCGTTGAAATTACTTCGAAATCGGTATACCGAGATCGAAAACAAGCGAGTTGGTCGACCATAGTTTCGGGACGGCACTCGCCAAATGACGCTCGGCGCACGTAGTCGGCGCTCAGCAGGGGAGGTGGAGCGTCGTGCAAGGCTGAGGCCGTCCCGAACTTGGAAATGAAAAGCCCGCCAAGGATTTCGGCTAGACCAGCCGCCCCAACTGCCGAGCCCAAATAATCGGGTCCTTAGTGCCCTTCGAAAGATTGCAAGGAGCGCAAAGGATCTGAAGGTTAGAGATGTCGTTCCCGCCTCCAGCGCAGAGGGGGACAATGTGGTCAACGTGCTTTTTCTTGAACGCTACAGCGCATTTGCAAGCGGCGCACCTGCCGTGCTGCCTCTCGTATAATTCCCTGATCTCTTTTGCTGTATGCTTCCCGGCAGAACCACTCTTTTGAGCCCTGCGATTCCGATCGTAGGCCCGGAAACGGTCCCGGTTGCTTTTCTTGTACTCAGAATGAGTTCTTTTGACCTCATCTAAGTTGGCTAACCGCCACCTCTTAAAGGTCTCTGGGTTCTTTTTCTTGAGTCGGTGCTTATATTTAGCGTACCGCCCCCGCGCCTTAGCCTTCTCCTCTTCAGGATCAAGAGAGGCAAGATATCTCTTTTTGCGGGCCCGCTCCCGATCAGGGTTTCGAGCGCGGTCATCGGCCTTGTTGAGGCGCGCGCACTCAATGCACAGCCCGTTGGAAACAAGGCGCTCGCATTGATGTCCGCGAAAACAAGAAATTCCCGTGAAGAAGCGATTCACCCCTGCGCTTCTGGCCTCTTCACGGGATACGATTTGGATCGTGGGCTCGCTGGTGGCTTTAGTCATAGTCAGCGATCATAACGCCAGGGCTTCTGCCACGAAGATAAACGCGAGTGCATGCATGGCCCGCGCTACGATTATAGCTAAAAGCACGAAACTGCCCCCGGTGCAATATTTATTTACCGTTTCGCACATTATTCACGGGATTGTGAGTCGATCAGCGGCGCGCGAACTCCCTGATTTGAAAAAGTCCCGCGCGTCGGGCTGAACTCGTCAAGGACGGTTTCAACCAGATGCCGGATATGGTTTGCCTTACCCACGCCGCAGTCCATGAATGCCTTGACCACGTTGTACCCGTAGGCGTGGATCAATTCTCGCACGGGCGCTGGAAGGTGGTCGATCTTTTCCATTCGCGCCGCACGCTTGCGGTCAACAAACTGCTGGTGCTCCAGCGCTTCCATTCGATCAAACGATTCTCTCATCATCGCCTCTCAGCCATCGAAAAGCCGTACACTAATGCGAGACAATCCAAACATTCCCGAAAGCGCATCCCGAAGTATTCTTCCCAGCGCTTGCCAGACAGCCCGCGAGACTCCGCAACCTGCCGCCGAGTCTTTGAGTGCACCAAAACGTCATGGACGAGCGCTGAGCCGTTTTGACCGAGCTGCCGGTACACAACAGCCAGTTGACGCGCCGCGCGACGCTGGGCCTCCGTAATCGGTTCTGGAGCCATTCCACCATCAACGGCTTCCTTCGATGGATCGATCGCGCGAGGTCCACGCTCAGCCGTCTCGAAATCCGATTGGAATTCCCTCCCCGCCTGGTACTGCGCTTCATCGATCATGTTGCGGTCGTGAAGGTCCGCCAAAGGATCGTCACGGGTTGAGCGAAGCACCACGATCTTGTCACCCGAGATCGGATCTTCCGTTTCCATCGCCGCAACTCTCGCGTTCCTGAGCAAGTCACGCGATTTGCGGTCCCGCTTCTTGGCTTCCTCGGCTTCCCTCACCCGCTGCTGGTATTCTGCCAGATCGGTATTTGCGGGGTTATAGGGTGTTCTCTTCGTGCGTGCCAATTTCTGCCCCTTCGTGATGCTTGGGTTTGAACGCAAGTCCGTACTGTCGATAGTGCGCCGCAAGTTCTTCTTTGGTTGGTGCGGGCGCCGCCTTCCGCTTTGGTTCGTCAAGAGAACCGAGACCCCAATTTTCGCCGTACTTGGCTTTGAGCTGTTCGCGCGTGGGGCGATTTTCGCGAGCCGGGTCTTTCTTCCGGTCTTCCAACATCGCCCTGATATTCGCCCGCCGAACCTCCTCTTCTCGAATCGGTCGCTCCTCTTCCTCGCAGGCGTCGTAAACCTCCTTAATGCTCGGCAGCCAGGTTTTCTTGCGTGGCAGTCCGATCCTGGGATCGGTTACGATATCCATGATCTTTTCGGGATACCGCGCGAGCGTAGCCGCAATTGCTGCCACGTAGGTATCAGGGTCGTTGGCGTCACCCGTGCGATAGCAGCCGAGCAGGATTCGCGCCCTCTCCGCTGCGTACTCCGTCCTCTTCGCCTGCTCTTCCGCCAAAGCTGGCAATTTTTCGACGGAGATCGTCAGCTGCTTGAATGATTTTGCTTCCCGATGGTCCATTGCTTGTCACCGTGAGTTTGTCCGCTGGTTTAACTTCGACCACAGGAAGCGGGGCAGCTTGCCGCGCGATCTCTTCCGCAATCGCATTTTCGAAGTATTCGATGCGGGAAGCTGGAGGCCCTCGCTTTCGAGCGGCAACTCCCGTCACCGTCGCAACGATGATCCCCGTGTCCCAGCCTTGGTTCAGCCAAGCCTGGACCCGCATCGGCGCCCCACACCAACCGGGCGGCCAGAAGTCGGCTTTGTGGCCGGCGATGACCAAGAGCTTTTCGGCAAGCTGCATCGCTTCCGGCGTAACAAGCGCCCCGCGCGGAGCAGCATCATCATCAGTAACTTCAGTGTTTTTAGTGTTTTCTAGTTTGTCGCGTTCTTGTCGCGTTCTCGTCTCATCTGGTGTCGCGTTTTCTTGAATTGGCGGAAGGCTTACTTTCTGATAACGGTCATAGTTACAAACGGTTATGACCGTTGCATCGTGTCGCGCTTGTGTCGCGATCATTGTCGCGGTTTCCAGACGCTTCAAAAATCGTGCGACTTTATCCTTCTTCCACTGCCAAGCCTCTGCCATGAAGCGAAGCGAGCAAGCGAGCTGTCCGCGTTCCAAATCAAACACGGTTGCCCCGATCCGCTTCTTCCTTGCCTTGAACGCAGCTTCACAAATGAGCCATTGCCAAGCTTCCCGCTCGGTTAATGGCTCATCGGCGAACTCCGGGTGGTCCCAGATTCCGCGATCGACAGCAAATACCCCTCGTTCGCTCAAGCCGCCTCCGTTGCGCCGTCCTTTGCTTCAGGGGACGCAGACGCAACAGAACCAAACACTTCGTATTCCCAGCCGCCGCCGTGCTTCTTGGCGCGCTGCTTGGCTGCCATAAACCGGAACGGATACATCTCGGCGGCTACCTTGATCTTGACCCTGGCATCGTCCTGCCAGAAGCCCTTGCACTCGTGGCATTCCATCGTCCCGTCATCGCGCATGACCGCGAAGTCCGGGGTGTAGAATGTCTTGTCGGCTAACCGCAGTTTTAGCCCTTCAAAGCGATACCATTGTATCCTGCCAGCAACTTTCAGGGTTTCGAGCAGGGACGCATAGGCCGCTTCGGTTTTGTTCATCTGACCGACAGGAAGCCGGCCGAGCGCGAATGCTTTCATCCCTTCGGCCTCAACACGATCTCAAGCCCCAGCGCGTCGGCCACGTCGCAAACGAACTGCATTTTCGTAAACTTGGGGCTTTGCTTCCCTAACTCTGTTCTCAGGATCTTGGATTCGTGGTGGCCACACATCGTCGCCAATTCAACCCGGCCAATCCGCCGATTTACGCGCGTCTTGAATAGTTCCCGGATGATCTCTTCGTTCGTCATGGCGTCACCCCGAAGTCGATTAGCTTCTCAAGGGCCTGCTGGCGGTCGTAGACCTTCTTGCCAATCTTCTGCCGGATCTCGTTGATGTCGCCGCTGAGGATGACGTCGGTCTCCATCATCTCCTTGATCTTCCTGGAGCCGTGCAGAACGGAGGTGTGGTCCTTTCGGATGTGGATACCCGTTTGGGTGAGGCTGTGACCGTATTCCCGGCACAGGAAGTAATAGATTTGCCGGTACTGAAAGAGCGGATACGTCCGCCCGTTGCCCCGCATCTCGTCCGCGCTGACAGCGTAATACTTGCAGACGGTTGAAAGAACTTCTTCCAGCTTCGGCATGGTGCTCGCGGCAACGCCGGCAAGCTTGGCGATGTACTTCTTCTGCTCAGCCATGACAAAGCGAGCCCGACGAAGTTCTTCGTTGAGCTTGTCGATGTCTTTCTTGAGCCGCTTGATTGTCTCTTCGTCCCTCGAAGGAGGCGACAAGCGAGCCATCCGCTCCTTGTGAGCGGCGTGTAACTGTTCGACTAAAGACATTCCTGCCCCCTGGTGTTGTCCGCGCGTGTGTGATGCTGGCGCGGACGGTCAGCTATCGTTTCTTAACCAGCGCACGAACCGGGTAAGGCTGGCCCGAATAAAAGTCTTCGTCCTGAAGAAGCATGGCAGCCGAATGCGGCGCCTCGTTCGCGTCATCCAATAGCTCCCGAAGTTTGCGCCGATGCTTGCGCTCGGCGGCAGCAAGGTCGATCGCCTGCATCCACGCCTTGAGCTTCAGCCACCAGCGCGGCGTGTTGTCCGTCATGACGGCGGCGAGGAATTCCCGGCCCCATTCCGACTGGATCAGGGAGGCCAACGCGTCACCTGGGATTACAACGCGTTCAGAAAGCCAACGTTCGCAGGCCCGCACGGAATAGCCCGTAATGTCAGCGAGATGGTGTGCTGTCTTCACAGGGAAAACACCCCGCGATGCACGCATGACATCGGCATTCAGCCGACTCCCGCGACGGATCGTACCGACGTTTGAGTCGGTGCCGGTTTTTGCGCAATTCGCCGTTCTGGCTACTGTTGCCTTCATCGAACTTAACTCCTACTGGGACTGGGGATGGATATTTTGGCTTTTCAGTCGATCGGCTTTCACGCCGCTCTTATTCTTTGCAAACTACGCAACGAACAGCAGATAGACGGCGCCAAGGAACAGACACGGGAAGCCGACAGCCGCCAGAACGAGGACGTAGGCGGCGAACTCCATGTCTGCCTCGTCAATAAAAAGCCCGGAGCTGTGCTCACGGGAGTTGAACCGACCGGGAGGAGAAAGGTCGGCAACTGAATTGAGATCGCGCTGCGTACCTGCGCGAAGAGAGCCGGGGCGATGCACTTGCCCCCCGTGGTCGCCCCGGCTTGTTCTCCAGTGCATCACTCACCCCCCCACCGAATGACGGAACCAACCAAAATCGCCAGAGGCAGCGCGAGAAGCGTCCAAACCAGTAGAAATATCAGTAACGTTGTCATGCAAACCCCCTATGCACGGTTCCTAGAGTTGGAACGCAACGCGACGCTACGGAGTTGTACGGATAAGAATTGCCACTTTCCCGCTTTACGACCGCCCGCAAATCACCAAAGGTTGGGTATGCGACAAACGTCGCATGGCGCGCGAATGCGTCCCTTAAAAACAACCATGCCGGGGGCGTTAAATGGGAGCGGTAATTCAGTTCCCGCGTTGTCATGCGCGGGCCTCTTCAGGATACAAATCTGGGCGGAGTTCGGAGCGCGGAATTCCAGTCTCGCGCTCGATCGGCAAAACAAACTCAGCGGGTACGCCCCTCTTGGATTTCGAGAGCCAGTACCAGACCTGCGATTGCGTGGTGCCGATCCGGTCGGCCAAAGGCTTCTGCCCACCGACTTTTTGGCACGCTCGACGTAATGCTGATTGCGAAGACATGGGCATAGAATACCCAAATTTAGGTCAATTGCAACCTAAAAATCTGTGCAAGCAATCCTACGCAAAATTCGGTATCCAATCAGGGATGAAAGCCCCCTCGATTGACCCAGTTTCATTTGGCCGGCGTGTCCGCGAGCGCCGCGAAGAACTCGGTTGGTCACAGGGGGAACTAGGAAAACAATCCAAGCAAAGTCAGTCCAACATCGGATGGATTGAGCTTGGCAACGCCAAAGACCCCGAGAAGCAAGCCCTCAAGCTCGCGCGGGCGCTTCTCCTGCATGTTGACTGGCTCCTGTATGGTACAGGCCCCCGAGAGACAGCGCGTCCCCTGCCCTCTCCTAAAGAGATTGCGGCCCTTTACGCGGGCCTCACCGACGAAGGTAAGGCTGACCTGCTAAGGATGATAGCCAAGCTTACTGGCAATAGTCCGCCTTCCGCTATTCCCGGCACCAAGGCCAAGCGGCTTAGGGAGACTGGATAGCGCGTATACCTGGGATGCCTGTTATCGGTGGCCAGCCGCCCGGCCTGCATGAACCCATGCAGAGGAATTTGCCTTTATAGCCCCAGATGCGAGCATAGCCCCGTCGGCATTTGCTCGGGTCGGAAGTCCCCGTAAGGCGAAGATCCCCCGCGCGTCGTCTCCGGAATCGCCGGACCGTGTGAACGATGGATTGCCAGCTCAGGCGGACATTTTGTCCGGGCCGAATAAAATTCACATTGCGCCCTTAGGAACTGCGTCCTATATGGTAGCAACGGGTCTGGGCTTATTCTTCGAGGCACCCAGATCGGCCCGGATGATCGTCACGGATCAGGCCGGGCATCTTTTTATGTGGTGCGTTCCCGGTTCGTTCGCAAGACCATGAAAACCTATTATTTGGTGCCGAGAACCAGGCGCCCGAACTTTTTTCATTGCCATACCCATTTTTAGGTTGACGACTACCCAAAATTCGGTAGACTGCTCTCCATCAGAAGGGGAGCACGCAATGACCCGCACCTACGAAATCGCAGCAATCGCCGCCAAGGTTTGGGATCAGGACGAGCATAGCCCGGCCGACCTGCGCCTCCTTGAGGAAATCTCACTGGCCGACCGCTGGTGCAGCAAGCAGCTCTCGCAATCCAACATCCTGTTCGGCGCGGCCTCTGACCAGCACAAGCGAACCATGAACGCCGTCTCGGTCATCCGGGAAGAGCGCTACGTCGAGGCGCTGAGCCGCTTTCAGGTTGGTGAAGTCCGGTACGCGGAGGCCGCTGAATGAAGCGCCGCCCTAAACTCCGTGTCATCGAGGGCGGAAAGAAAGACCCGCCGCCCTTCCCGATCGAACTGCTCTTCCTCCCGTGGCTCATCTGGTTGGAGATGTTCAATGGCAATCGATCGCATCGATAGCTCCATCGCCGCCTTGGTCAAGACCAAGGGCGATTTGATCGCAGCCTATGACCGGATTGAAGAATTGCAACACTCCGTTCGCGGGTTGTTGGGATTGATGAGCGTCGTGTCTCGGCATCCTGCCTGCCCGCAGAGCCTCTGCGACTCTCTGGTTTCATCGGAAGTGGTTCAGCACGCAAGGGAGTTGGTGGGATGACCGACGACATTGAAGCTCTCGCGGCTTGGAAGCTCCACCCCGACACGAACCGCGCGGCGTTCGAAGCTCTGCTTTCCGATGCCATGTCCGACATCGAGTTCAACGCAACCATGAAAGTAATCAGCGTCATTATGAGTGAGGCGTCGTCATGTCCAGCGTTACCGAAGGAATTGTCTGCCTGATTTGTGCGTTTGCAATCGGCTTCATCATAGCAGTGGGATTGTCATGAGCGATCAAGGAAGCACCGAGTCTCCCGAACAGACCGTTGTTGCTACGCTGGCTTGGCGTGCAGCTCAGTTAGAGCGCGCTCTTTCGGAGGCATACGAAGCCTTGGCTTGGCATGACGGCTTGAACTTCGAGCCGAACGATAGGAACGGGAAAACTATCGGCCAAATCATCAGCGACGAAATGGGTTTCGACCATGAAGACTGACATCGGCTCGTTAACTCATGGAATCCTCGACAACGCCACCGACCTTGTTGACGTATGGCGCAACTGTCCCTGGCGCAGAGACGAATTCGGCAGGAGAGAGCTTGAGGATATCGAACAGGCGCAGAAGCAGCTCGCAGGGCTGCAGCAATACATTTTGATTCACCTCAACCGCAAAAAACTGAAGAGCATCGCGTGATGGCCAAACCGTCTAAAGCCGTTCTCGAATTCATGGAGAATTACGGCGTCGCATCTGACGAGATTTGGGAAGTCCACGGCACCACCTGGTGTGTCAAGCACAAGGCGCTGGAGCGCGTTGCGGCGCAAGTCGGGATCGTTTGGGAAAAGCCAGAACTCAAGGTCTGCGACATGGAGAAGGGCCTTATTGCCATCCTCGTCGGCGGCAAGCTTGGCACCCATACCGAGTTCTCGTTCGGCGAGGCCAGCCCGAAGAACAATAAGAACTCGTACCCGATCGCAATGGCTGAGAAGCGCGCAAAGGACCGCGTAATCCTCAAGCTTCTGGCGGTTCACGGCGACCTCTACTCCGAGGAAGAGGCCGACGACTTCAAGCGCCCTAATCCACACGTCAACAAGGCTTCTGACTTCTACGACCACGTATCGGCGGACATCCCGGACGTTCCGGCAACCAAGATGAAGGTCAAGGACGCCCGGCCGCAGTTTGATGCGCTGGTCAAGGAAATGCGCCGCATTCAGGACCCAGCCGAACTCAAGGAATGGGGCGCGGCACAAGCCGAGGTCATCAACTCATTCCCCGGCGAATGGCCGACGATGTTTCGCGGCGAGTACACCAAGCACAAGCAAGCAATCTCCAACACAATGATGGCAGGCTGATGACCCAATACAGCAACGAGAACCGCTGGACGCTGAACAAGAACGAACGGAAACAGCAGGACAGCCACGCCGACTACCAGGGCAAGATCAACGTCGAGGGCAAGGAATACTGGCTCAACGGCTGGATCAAGGACGGCCCGAAGGGGAGGTTCATCTCTGGCACGATCAAGGCAATCGGAGAGCAGCAGGTATCGACCGGCAAGCACTCCTACGCGCCCGGCGGCAAGGTCAAGCGAGAAGACCCGATCTCGTCTGGTCGATCGCTCAAGGCTGACATGGAAGACGATATCCCTTTTTAGATTCGGAAACGCTTCGGCTTTGGCGCGAGCGCGAAGCGACTTTCCCAAAACAGGTAAGGCGGATGACTCCAGACGCGCTGGACTTTGCGACAGGAACAATACGGACGCTGAAATGACCAATCGCTCCTTCATCACTGACGAAGAGATCGACAAGGCGCTCGACTACCTGCGGGACAACGCGCGGGATGCAGCTCAAGCCAAGGCCGACCGGATTTATGTTCAAGAGTACCGGAAGGTTCTCAAAGCTCAGTTGATGAAGGAGCACGCCGATCTGTCCGCCGTCCTGCAAGAGCGAGAGGCTTATGCTGATCCCCGTTATGTTGAACATCTGGAAGCTATTCGCCAAGCGGTTATGGAGGACGAAGGACACACGTTCCTGAGAGCTGCGGCTGACGCAAAAATCGAGGCCTGGAGGACGCAGAGCAGCAACACGAGGGCGCGGGTATGAGCAGGACCGTTCCAGAATGGATAGCAGAGCATGACGACCAAGCCATCCCGGCCCGCGTCAAGATTAGGGTTTTCGAACTATTCGATGGGAAGTGCGCGATCTGCACGAACCGCGTCGCCACTGCCGCCTATGACCACGCAACAGCCCTCATTAACGGAGGCGCACACCGGGAGTCCAATCTGCAACTGCTTTGCGTGCCATGCCACAAGGTTAAGACGCGAGCAGACGTTGCAGAAAAGTCCAAAGTAGCCCGTGTGAAGCGCAAGCATCTAGGCATCAAAAAGCCAAGCAAGTTCGCCTGCAGCAAGACAAGTAAGTGGAAGAAACGAATAGACGGAACCGTGGTGCTGCGCTGATCGGCGTCGCATCTTGAAGCGAATTGAGCAAAACGGAGAGCAAAATGAGCATGACGCGCAATGATGCCATCAAGTGCGACGAGTGCGGGCGCTTTATCAGCCTTGAAGATTTGGTCGATGGAAAGGCGACGCACAACTGCGTCCTGCCGGATTCCGAATTCTCGGTTGAGACGTTCGAATCCATCTGCGCTCAATGCAATTCGCTGTCGCACCCCACACGGGAACGCCAGCCATGATTTTCACCCTAGCTCCGATTGTCATTGCTGTAGCGATCGCCTTCGCCGTTGACCGTACGTTCGGCTGGCTCTGGGTGGCTGCGGTCGCCCTCATGGTTCTGTTCTCACAAGTAGGGATGCCGGCATGAGCGATCGCTTTCACAACCGCCGACCACCACCTCGGAACAACCCAGGCATTGGCAATCTGTTGCTGATCCCGATTGCCGCCGTCGTCCTACTGATTTGGGTGCTGCTATGACCAAGAAGCCAACGATTGCCGAACTGTTGGAGCGCATCCGGGCGCTTGAAGAGGCATTGAAGAAAGCGAATGCCGAGATCGCACGGCTTAAGGGCGAACCCCGCATTCTGAGCAGCAACCCCTACAGTTGCATGTAGGAGCGGAAGATGACCGATAAATCACAAGTTTTTTCCCAAGGATCGGCCGATGGGTTCGACGCGTGGTTTGACGGACACTTTCTCGATCCTGATGGCGGCTCGGGCCATCTGCCTAGCTGGCTGAAGGGGGATTTGCGGCTCGCATGGGACGCCGCATTGGCCAACTCTGTTCGATCACCGGCAGAAATCTCAACATTCAACGACACCATGCCGTCAAGCCTAAACGACGCTTGCCGGCGGCTTGATTTGGCACAGGAAGAAATCATGAAGCTCCGCGCACAGGTCGATAGTGCTGCAGCTTGGCTGGATCAGGAGATCACGCGAGCCGCCGACCAACAGCGACAATCCTACGCGAGGTCTGGCGAACACGGACAGCGGCAAGGCGAGCGCTGGCACGCGCGGCAGATTGCCCTGTACGAAGCAAAGCTAAAGCTCACATCGACGGGTGGTCAGAAATGAGTATCCAGTTCACCAGATGCTTCGCCATGCCGAACGCTGAGACCTTCAGCGTCAAGCCAATCGGCGAGTTCGTGCAGCGCTTCCTGGTTGAAGCCAAGGTCAGCATTGACCCGTTCGCGCGGAATCGAGATTGGGCTACCTATACCAACGATATTGACGTAGCGACCTCCGCACAGTCGCATCAGGACGCGGAGACATTCTTGCGCCGGCTGGCTAGCGAAGGCGTCGTGGCTGACCTGGCGCTGTTCGACCCACCCTACAGCCCGCGCCAGATCGCAGAGCATTATCGCGCCGCCGGCTTATCGGTCGGCCAGGAAGACACCCAAAGCGCCCGGCTCTACCGCCGCGTTCGGGACGCTATGGATCTTCTTGTTCGACCTGGCGGGATTGTCCTGTCTTTCGGCTGGCAATCGGTCGGGATGGGTGTCGGTCGCGGATACGAACTGTTCGAGACCATGCTCGTTGCTCACGGCGGCGGCCACAACGACACGATCTGCATCGCAGAACGGAAGCTCTCCTCCACTGTGCGCGGAGAAAACAAGTGAGCCTAATTTTAAATGGAGACCAGAACAATCAGCCGCAGGAAATGACGGACGCGCAGGTAAATCACTTGCGCCGCCTTCTGGCGTGGATAGTTTGCGAATACAATCTCAGCGATGAGGGCCAGCGCGGGATAATGCACGGCCTCCATATGGCCGTTTCTGGCGGCGCAGACCAGGCGCGGGCGCAAGCCGTTCTTGATGCAGAAATTGAGCGCGTCCGCCGCGTCCCCGCTTATATCCGGCAGGCAGTCATAATGCTTACCAAGGCGGTGCGCGAGCACGATGCACAGTCGCACGTAATCGACGCGGCGATTTCTCCGCAGGAGCTTCAGAAATGAGCAAAAAGCAAAGGTTCAAGTATCCGCAGGTTTACGATGGGGATTGGATTGAGCCAACCCCACAGCGAGGGCACAAAATGCGCTGCTGCGACTGCTCCCTAATCCACGTCATGGATTTTCGCGTCAGGGACGGCAAAGTTCAGTTCCGACCTCGCCGCGACAATAGGGCGACGGCTGCCGCGCGTCGCCAAGTTCGAGCCCCCCCAAAGGATCTTCAAAAATGAGATACCAGAACGCATCAACGGAGCCGCTCGAAATCATCCGAGCGAATGAGTGCGAAGCCACGCAGTACGAACTCGCCACCAAGCGCTTCCAGGCCCTTTGGAACGAAATCGAGCGCCTACGCGCGGGGCTTGAGCAGGTTGCGATTGTCTGTACGTCCAACATGGACCGCGACTGCAATCACAGGATGGCCCTTGATTTTGTGAGGCAGGTCGCAAATGACGCATTGGACGCCGCGATTTTCCCAAAGGATCGCACAGAATGAGACGCCCCGCTCCGGCTCCAATCGCCAAGAGGAGACGCGTTAGCGGGACAGTCGGGAGAGACCGGCAGACCGGGATGTTAACCGGGCAGAGGGTGGAAGCCCCTCGCAATGACTTAGGAGTGGGATTTGATTTGATGGCACTTCACGAACAAAGCATTGGCGCGACTGACGAATGGTACACCCCGCCCCATGTCTTTACGGCGCTTGGCTGTGACTTTGCGATCGACGTTGCGAGTCCGGGTGCTGCGGTGACATGGTGGATACCGGCCGAGCGCTTCATCACCGTGCGAAGTCTAGAGCAGGACTGGTCCGGGTTCGTTTGGATGAATCCGCCATTCGGCGCCCGCAACGGCCTTGTGCCGTGGCTAGATAAGTTCTTCGAACATGGCAACGGCATCGCCCTGGTCCCTGATCGGACATCAGCGCCATGGTGGCAGCGGTTCGCATCAAAGGCAGATTTGGCCCTGTTCATCTCGCCGAAGCTCAAGTTCATCGGCGCCGATGGCAAGCCTGGGGATTCTCCTGCGCAGGGTACAACGCTTCTAGCCGCCGGCATCCGAGGCGTTCGCGCGCTGGAGCGCGCAGCACGTTTGGGGCTTGGCGTCACTTTCAAGCCGATCCTCCAAAACGATGGACAGAAATGAGCACCATAGTCGCCGTAATCATCACTATCGCAGTTTGCTTCGTGATCGGGGTTTTCGTCCTCGCTTACGTGCTTGATGGAACGAAGACGCGCCTGGTCTCTTCTGGTGTCCGGGCTTCTAGCGCTTCTTCTCCCGGCGGCTCAGCTCCTTCTCAACGGCTTCCCGAATGAAATCCGACCGCTTTTCATTGGTTTCCGGGTCAAGTACCCGGTCAATACGGTCCAGCGTCCCGCCTGGAAAGCGGGCTGGTGTCTGCTCTTCGTTGATCGTTCTGCGTCCCATGCTGACATACATAGATGATATCACGTATTGTTACAAGAGGGAAAATACATGATATCTCCTATTGACCTTCTCGGAATAGATGATATCTTCTAATCATCAACAACGGAGCACGCACATGGCACGGTTTCTGGTTCGCGGCATCAACGACGACAAGTCATTCTGTGAGTGTTGCGGCAAGTCCGGCCTCCAGCGGGTTGTCTGGATTGAGGACATGGAGACGGGCGAGATCAAGCACTTTGGCACCTCCTGCGCCATGAAGCCGGCCAAGGGCTTTGACTGCTTGAATGAGATCAAGAGCGCCATCAAGTCCGCTAAGGACGAGGAAAAGGCAATCTGCTCGACCGCCTTCTACCGCTACAAGAAGGTTCACGGCGGCCAGATGATCAGCATGAACGCCGAGGTTGGATACCCCTGCTCTCGCGTTGCCGACACGGCCCTCTGGGCTCAGTGCTTGACTGAGGCCAGAGAAATGAGGAGGGCCGCATGACCCTCCGAGCCTCACGCGGGGAGATTTGTTCGTGTTGTGGGGTGCCTCGGCGCCCCACGCAAGCGCCAGTTCATAGCTTCGGAAACTCCGCCAGGCTCATATCGATTAGGGAACATCGAGAGATAGACCCTACCGATATTGAACAATCACCATCGCTTACTATCAGCGTGAGCATTTGGCGAAACGGCGGAGGTTTAACCGGAGAGCACATCTGCGATGAATGCATAGTGATCGGACTCCGCGAAGCGAAGCGCTTTGTTGATGAGTCGCTTAACGCATTGCAGCCTTCACAACGGACATGACGAAGAGCGCAATATGAAAAAGCAAAAGCCACATGAAGTCACCTGTTGCATCTGCAGGGAAACCTTTCAGAAGGAAGTGAAGGGTGCCGCCCACAATCGGAATTACTATCGATGCCGCGGGTGCTTGAAGAAACTACAGCGCGCCGCTTCACGCTTGCGGACATGACGAAAGACCGCGACTTTTAAAGGAGATTAAGATGGACACACAATTGAAGGCGAAGTGGGTCGCTGCGCTGAGAAGCAAGCGCTATCGTCAAACGACCGGCAATCTTAGAGATCAGTACGGCAGCGGCAGCTATGGCTACTGCTGTTTGGGCGTTCTTTGCCACACAATGGGCGCCCGATGGAAACAAGGCGTTCCGTTTATAAAAGATCTCCGCATGAAGATTCATGGAGAAGCTTATCTCAGCCCGGAAACCCTGCAATTGGTTGGCTTGAGCGACGGGACACAACGAGAGTTGGCATCCATGAACGACGGCCCAGCAAAATTTCCTGAGATTGCCGATTGGATCGAGAAGAACGTATGACCACCCCGGCCCCCGAGACGATCGAGCGCGAACAGGGCAAGCTCTACCTGAGCGATGCCGAGCTGATCCGTCGCCTCGGCGTGCCGGAAAAGCACATGCGCAAGATCCTGCCCGGCCTGGAAAGCAAGTACGGTTTTCCACGGAAACAACCGCTTTTCGGGGATCGACGCTATTGGCCGGCGGTGAAGCTGTGGCTCGACAAGCGGAACGGATTGGACTTGTAACATTTCGTGATTACGCGGGACTTGCGTATACGCAGAAGTAGCGTATGTTGTGTCTATCGAAGACGCCAACAACGGAGCAAGAAAATGACCAACCAAGCAGCCCGCGAAGTTTTCAACCAAGTCATCGCCAATCTGACCGATGCTGACCAGATTGCCAAGATCGAGCTGGCCCGCGAATACTTCACCAATCCGACCTTTGCGAAGGCCTTGGCGGACCACCTCTGGGAGGCTCAGAAATGAGCCAACCAACTGAGATTGAGATAACAGCCTGCGTTCGCGCGATGGTGCGCAGCGAAGCATGGTCGTCGTTTTGGAGCGAGGAAGACGCCCGAAAACTGGTTGAATCTGTTCTTCGCGAGTCTCGGAAACACAGGGATAGAGACGGATATCCTCTCCCTATCGATCAGCATGGAGAACCTTCGCTGCCATGACCCCTACCCAATACAAGGCGACCATCAAAGCCCTCGGCCTCTCACAAGAGAGGGCCGGGGATTGGCTGGGGATAGGCCGCCGGACCTCGCAAGGGTACGCCTTGGGGGAATACCCGGTTCCCGAGCCCGTTGCTAAGCTGCTCCGTCTTTGCGTCAAAATGAAGCTGAATCCGGAGGACGTGAAATGACTGAACGCACGCCGCCCCGTGTTGAGGATGCGCCGGGCCTTGTCTGGCGCGAGCGCAAGAAGACGTGGGTTGCCTACTGGCAGGCCCGCAGCGACCTTGTGAAGAAGGGCTATGCGCCGGGCGCGAAGAAGCTTTGGGAGGGCGTCGAGCCCGACGATATCGACAAGGCGGAAATCGCCTCAGAGTGCAACGAGCTTCAATCGGCTATGCTCATCTGGGGTCGGGAGCGCGATGGGAGCGGCAAGCTGTACCCGCTCGTCACTGTAAGCAACCTGATCCACAAGTACCAGAACGACCCGGACTCGGCGTTCCACAAGAAGCAATATGAGGCGCGGCAAGGCAAGGCCGCCCTGCTCAAGCGGATCGACAAGCGGTTCGGTGACGTGATGCTGGCCGAGATCACTGGCCGGATGATCTTGTCCTGGTACAAGGAATGGAGCGATGGCGGCCAGAAGGTATCCGCGGGCGGGGCTTTCGTCGCCACCCTGCGGACCCTGTTCCGGTTCGGCGCCGGCCTGTTGGATGACGCGGAATGCTCCCGCCTCGCCGGCACGCTATCCAGCCAGAGCTACAAGGGCACCAAGCCGCGCGAGGTAGCCCTATCGGCTGAGCAGGCCATAGCCGTCAGGAAGGCCGCCCACGCGCGCGGCTGGCCCTATATGGCCCTCGCCCAGGCCATCCAGTTCGAATGCACCCTGCGCCAAAAGGACGTCATCGGCCAGTGGGTTCCTGTGAAGGAACCGGGCGTTTCGGACGTTATCCGGACCAAGATGTACAAGGGCCAGAAGAAGACCAAAAAGTGGATCACCGGCCTGCGCTGGGAACGGATCGACGAGAACCTGATCCTGCGGCACGTCACCAACAAGCGGAACAAGAAGATCGAGATCGACCTGAAGCTCGCACCGATGGTGATGGAGGAATTTCAGGCCATCTTCGGATCCACCGATCGCGCGGCAATGAAGCCGTCCGGCCCGGTGATCATCTGCGAGTTCGACAAGCACCCCTATTACAGCACCGAGTTCCGGCGCAAGTGGCGGAAGGTGGCGAACGATGCCGGCGTTCCGAAGAGCGTCAAGAACATGGACACCAGGAGCGGCGCGATCACCGAGGCCGCGGCTGCCGGCGCCGATATGGAGAAGGTTCGGAAGGCCGCGACCCACAGTAACGTCGCGCAAACACAGAACTATTCGCGGGATGATGCCAAGGCGACGGCCGAGGTCATGGCCCTGCGGGTAGCGCGTAGAAACAAACCAGCTACGGAATAGCGGACGGATCGCGGACGGATTTGTAAGTGATTGATTCTAGGGCCAGAAAGACGAGGCCCGGAGTGCCTAGGTGACTGTCGGATTTGGCAGATTATCCAGACCTTATCAGCACTTAATCAACTTTGCCGTCCGCTATCCAGAAGAGCAACCGACGCATGAAGCGTCAAATGGAGAGCGACGATGGGCGTAGACCGAACTGACTATCTGATGTTCGCCACCGAGGTAGGGGCCGACACGTTTGATTACGACAAGCACGTAGCCGAGATTGAAGGGGCGCCGGGAGCACGCTTCAACATCGTCTATGACGGGATGAGCGGCCAATATTGCTTGGCTGGCAAGATCATCGCCCAGAGCGATCCCTACGAGGGGTTCGAAATGGCAAAGATCGACCCCGAGAAACTCGCCGTCGACGCAGTCGCCGTGGCCGAAGCCGTCTCGGAATCCTTTGGCCGCAAGCTGACGCCAAGCGACTTCTCGCTGATCCTCTTTACTCACTTCAGCTAGCGATCATTCAAACAGGGAGAGCGACGATGGCGAAAGCTAAGAGGCCGAGGACAGCGAGCAACACTGGCTTCGGCATCATGAACCCCTACGGCGATATGTGGACGTCGGAGGTCTTCGGCACGCCCGGTCAAGCCAAGGGGCACCTGGAGAGATTCTGGCGCGGAGCTGACGGTCAAACCGACCTGACGAAGTTCAAGATTGTCCGAGCTCGACAGGTCGCTCATTACGTCGGCGAAGCGCAGTAGCGATCTTTCAAACAGTCCGTCAGATGAACGAGAGACCTCGTGAATAAGCTGCGCCACGTCCGAATTAAGCTGCCCGAAGCGAACGCCTTTGTGGAAGCGCACCACCGGCACCATAAGCCGGTGATCGGGCACCTGTTCTCGATTGGGGCAGTGATAGATGACCAACTCGTCGGCGTGGCAATTGTGGGTCGCCCCGTGGCCCGTATGCGGGACGACGGACTAACAGCAGAGGTTACCCGGCTCTGCACGGACGGCACCAGGAACGCCTGCTCGTTCCTCTACGGGGCATCGGCCCGAGCTGCGTTCGCGCTCGGTTTCAAACGGATCGGAACCTACATTCTCGCCAGCGAGAGCGGCTCAACCCTAAACGCTGCTGGATGGCGTTTGATCGGCGAAACAAAAGGTGGATCATGGTCAAGACCCTCAAGAGGAAGAACCGACAAGCACCCGACGCAGCCAAAGATGCTGTTCGAGACGACGCCGTGATTGTCCTGAAGGACGGCACGAAAGTACCGGCCGATGATTTCTGGCTGTACGCGCCGACTTGGATGATCTGCAAGTACGGCGAGCCCGTCTAGTCCGGTCTGGCCGGCACACCGAAACACTGGAGGTAATATGAAGAAGATACCTACGATTTTTGACCGAGATTGGGACGGTGACCGAAGCCGGGTGCTAAATGTAATCAACGGCGCTTGCGATTGGGTCTTTGCCGGCGAAGGGAGGGCAACCAGGAAGCTGGACGGCACAAGTTGCCTCATCCGCGACGGCCAGCTTTACAAGCGCCGGGAGTTGCGCAAGGGCGATAAAGAGCCGCCTTCATTCGAGGTCGCCGATGTCGATCTGGAGACGGGAAAGATCGTCGGATGGGTGCCGGTTGGGGACGGCCCCGAGGATCGGTGGCACCGAGAAGCCTTCGCTGCTATCGAGCCGGAAGATGGCACGTACGAACTGGTCGGCCCAAAAATTCAGGGCAACCCCGAGAAGTTTGCAACTCACGGCTTAGTTTCGCACCGATCAATCTGGCTGGGCTACGATGATGTGCCGCGAGATTATGAAGGACTGAAGGACTGGCTCGCCACCCGGGATATTGAGGGGCTCGTGTTCCAGCACCCGGACGGCCGGATGGCGAAAATCAAGCTTCGCGACTTCGGACTGAAGCGCACTGTTTCGTAGTGGCAAGGTATCCGCACATGACCCCGAAAGAACGATCTGAGAAAGGAACCGGCACCCCGACGCTGGCGGCAGCGACGACCTGATGGCCGAGCTCAACGTCGCCTATGACGAGGCAAAGCGCGAGCTCCGCACTTGATTCCTGACGCACCCAAAATCTAATCGAGGAGAAGGAAATGGGCGGGATCTTGGTTCTGGATATTGAGGGGTGGACCCTTGAGGTCAAAACCCTGGGCGAAGGGTTCCAGGTGGCCATCACCGAAGACGACAAGCCGCCGACCAGCCATTACGTGCGGCTGGACAAGGAGCAGTCCGAAAGCCTGCGCCAGTTCGTTAATGAAGCGCGATCGTGAAAAGGAATTGACCGATATGGTGCCGGGACATTCGAACGGACTTCAACAGGGTGAACGGATGCCGGATAACGGCACTGCGGCAGACGTCGGTTGCTTGGTCTGCCGCTGTCGCTTTTCAAACCGCTACTGGCTGTCAAAGTCGGGCCGGTCAGAAGGGCCTTACTGCGCCGCGCACTTTCCGGCGATTTGCGATGGGATGCGACAGGGAGAGAAATGATGGCTGAGAAAATGTCTATGGACGAACTCAACGAGGTCGCCGCCGAGTTCTTGGCCGCTGGTCGCAAATACTGGGAGGCTGCCCACAAAGCCGGCATCGGTGGGGCCGTGATCTGGGTCAGCGATACCGCCGATGGGCTGGTCCTCTTCACCAGGGGCGAGTACCGAGAAACTCTGATGCGCAATATCGACTATCTCAGCGACAACGTTCGTTACTTCGGCGCTGGCAAAATTGATCCATCCTGAGCAGGAAACGAGCAAATGAATATCGAAGGACGAATAAAGCTATCTCAGGACGACCTAAAGAAGCTGGTGGCCGACCATATCAATGAAAAGTTCGGGACCAACATCGAACCGGACAAGGTGTGGCTTGGCCTGACGGGAGACGAGCGAATGGATAAAGTTATGGCCAGCGTGAACATGGACGGACACGTAACGGTAACACCTAAATAGGATGCTTCACCAATGAAACACATCAGCCAGGCCGATCCAAATAGCCCCGAAGGCAGGCGGATGAAACACCTCTACACCCTACAGCCATGGCAACTAGCCGCGCGAAGATGGCGTTTCCTGATCGCCTTCCCGCCACTTCTTCTAAAACGATCTGTCGGACTCTTTAAGCGCGCAGTCTGAATCTCAACGGCACGACTGCGGTTTGAACCGGGCTCGGAATCCCCTGATCCGTTCTAATCTCTACTTCAATCGTAGGCGTCTCTCCATTCGAGACGCCGGTACTGAATATGGGAAAAGAGTTGGACGCGCGATAGAACCAAACCGAACCAGACGACGTTAGATTTGTCAGAGAGTCACCCGACTGCGCTCCAGTACCCGCCGAAGCATTCACCAGATTGCGCTCGCCAGCGATTTTCATATTGATCGTGGCGGCGATGTTCGTGGTGCTGGTGTGGTCGCTCTCCAGCAAAACAGGCCAGTTGTCAAACTGACTTAGTTTGAACGTCAGGCTTGCTCCAGTATACACCGATGTCGGGGTGAATTTGGCAACACTGAGACGCCCTATAAGGCTGCCAGGAGCAGGCTTAACGGTCGCTGACGAGGTAGCGACATAAGCCCGCTTTGTGAAGGAATAGAGGGGCGCTCGCGCCGGGGCCTGATTCAGGTCTTCAAGTTGCGCCGCCGTCCCGGTGCAGTTCGTCACCGTCACATCTGGACACGGATGTACCTTGATCCGTTGAACCGTAATCGGCCAGCTCGTCGTGCTCTGGAACTGGACGTAAAAATACGTTCCATCCGAGTAAACATCGACGACCCTATCAATTATCTTGTCGTCAAAGGTGACCCATGTGCCGGGAGCTAGGCATCTCAAAATGTTGGCTTGACCGGGGTTGCCTGACGATGTGTTTTCCGACAACAAAACTCGGACGACGCCGCCAACGAATGTATAAAAATCACTTGCGTTGGTTGCCGTGCCAGAGCCATCCAAATCATCGGTCTGCGCTCTGGCATCCGCAATGGTCGCTATTCCAGTACAGTTATTGATGACGGCCCGATCTTGTCGGCCGTAGGACGAGATACCGAATGTCAGAGACGCCGTGCCCGTGAAGGCCACATTGTTCATCTCGAAATATCGGCCGCCGCGCGCCTGTTCGATCGTCCCCCCGTTAATATAGGTATATCGTGGAGAGACGGACTGTTGGACGAATCCCTTCAGCGTGCAATTAGTCCAGGTAACCGTTCCGACGTTTTTATCGACCTCTAGAAGCTGCGGATACACGCAGCTCGTCGCCGTGAAGGTGTCGTTTGTCGATGGGTAAAGGCCAGGACCGTCACAAACGATGTTGTTCAAAACAACATGACGAATTGATGCGCCCATTTGATTGTTTGGGCTATACAGCGTCATATTCTCCAGCGTGACGGTCGTGTCAAACCCGTCAGGCGCGATCCACATCGTAGCCGGACCGCCCTGATCGGAGCCAAATTGTGTGGTGCGAATGCCGAACTCTGGATATGTGCTATAATACGACTGCGTAAGGGGCGATTCTAAAGTGACTTCCCCCGTGCCTGAGTTGTACGCCGTGATCGTCCGCCATTCATAAAAATGATTATTCGGCGGGTAGCCTTGGAATGAGTTGTATTGGCCCTGTATGTCGTAGCAGGCAATCAAACATGCCCGACCAACGACCACGCGGGATCCGAAAGTAGCGCCGCCCGAATCAGTCCCACTTGGGTTGGACAGGAAAACAGACATAGCGCCAGCGAAAGCGGTTTGAAGGCGGACGCTGTTGCCGCCAGCCCGCTCAAGGCCAGCATTCGCTACAATCGCCGGGTCTGTTCCAAACCGGAATTCGCCCGAATTTAGCTGGTAGAGCCCACAGGCGGCAGCATTGCCGGATATGCCGGTTATTTTAGGATTGTTGCCACAAAGGTAGTGTACTGTTTGACCGGAGCCCTGCCTGCCCTTCCATGCATAGAAACCGTCAGGGACTTGCAGGATAGGCGGGTCAGCGGGGTTTGTTTGCGACTGAGCGTAAGCACGCCAAGAACCGCTCGCGCCTGTAAAGGCATTTGTGTTGTCTGTGCCCCAAACGATGTTCGTTGAGGTCGCGCTTAGAGTCTGAGTGCAGTTGTCAGCAAGGACTACGTGAGTGCTGTCGGTAAAGGTGGCAATGGTGCTTTGAAAATTACTGGCACCAAACGGCGACGCCCATAGAGAGATCGCCTTGCCGACATCTCCAGAGGAGAATATTGCCGTGCCTACAGCAAGGTTCTTGGTCCCGGAGGTGATTGTTGTGCTTACACCTTGAGCGCCCTGGGCATCGCCGACTGCTCCGAAATCGCTAACTAGATTTACTGTAGGC